GTGATGTAGTTGGTTGCTGCGAAGCCAGTGGCAGCAGTCGGGTTTGAACCATAACCAGCAGTGCCTACGGTGTGGGCGTTATCTGGAACTAGGTTCTGCCACGCGATAGTGGAAAGGAAATTTCTTTGTACGGTAAGATCCGCGACGCCCGGCGTCGCCATGTTGTTCTTCCATCGCGGCGACGTGTTGTTGTAACCAGTCACCTGAATGTTAGAACCGACGTTGACCTCAAATCCGGTACTGAGAAAGCCATTACCGTATTGCTGCCCGAATACCCCAGAGCACAGCGTCCACCATGCCTGCTGCCGCAGATTCAGACGGTTGCCGGGGTTGCCGACGTTGTTCTCATATTCGTAATTGGCTTCAAGCATCGTTGACGGGCACGGCGTCGGCGTCTTATTGGTGCCGGTCACGCCGGCGAACGCGGCTGGCGACTGCAAATAAGACACGAGCGAATACCAAAAGGTCACATAGTAGGAATAATTGCCCGTCCAGTTGACGTAAGACCTGAAGTTCGCATCGTCGAGCGCGGTACTGTCTGATGGAGTATAATTCATCTCCATCGTGATCAGCGTGCCAGCAGGAGCAGTTTCCTGGACGCCTAACATCATGGCGGCGACCTGCGCGTCGAAAGAGCCGCCGTAGTCGTTGCCGAACTGATAGGCGACGTGCTTGTAGCTCTTGTAGCGGTTGGCGACCCATGCCGTGTACGCCGTGCAGTCAGCAGTTGCAAAGCCTTCGAAGTTGCCTTCCGATCCGGTCTGCATCGGGTTGAGGATGCACCACATCCCATAAGTCGCGCATAGTTGAACGAAAGTATCCATGCGCGACCAGTAGGCCGCGTTGACGCTGCTGTTGCCGTTGAATGGTGACGGGATGAAGCCGTTGCCGACGAAGGCGTAGAGACCGTCGAGAGTTCCGTAGTTATTGTAGGAGATTGTTCCGCCGCCGCTTGTCACGTAACCACCAGCGCCAGGGGCCAAATCCCACTGCACGGCGTTGAAGCCGAGTGATGACATGGTCGAGAGAAAGGTCGTGACATCGGCGACTGACTGCTGCGACATTCCCTGCGCCGATATGCATTGCAAATAGAATGGCTGGCCCTGCGCGTTGACCAGATAGCGGCCGTTGGAACTGGCGGCCAACGGGAATGGACCGCTCGATGCGGAAGGCAACGGGATCGATCGCGGCGCTCTCTGGACCAGGATGAAATCGTCCACGGCCGTTCACTTCCTGACGGGGCCGACGTACTCCCATCTCGCCCGCATCAAGTGACTGGTCGGCCACGCGAGCCGGTTGCCGCGGTCGGGGATCGCGGACGCCCATGCCCGCTCCGCCGCGACCCAGATCATCTCCAACGGCTTCGCGCCGCCGGGCGGCTTCATGAGATGGATGGTGCCGTTCCTCGTTCCAGCGCCGGGTTCACAATTCTTGCTGCCGCGCGCGCTCGCGGGAAGCTCCGGCGGACCACTATGCTTGAGGTAGCCGATCCCGCGAAGGAGCTGATGATGCGTCCGCTGCTTGACGGCCTCTGATCGGGTGACGAGCGGCGAGGCGGCAATCATAGCGCCAAAGCCTTAAATACGTCGCCCAATGTCGAAGATTGAGCCTTCGACATTTGTAAGCCAATAACAAGCGCGTCATTCGTGCGATCTCTGATCATACAGCGCACTTCCTCGCCATCTGGGCTATCGACTTTGCGGACGATTAGATCGACATCGCCGATTCGGATCGTTTTCTCGCCCATGCGATTTTCTCCTCTCATGATGAAGCCAACGTTGACCTTTGCCTTTACCGATGTAGCAAGGCGAACCGTCCCACGGTCGAAAAAGAGCGTAAACGTAATAAATACGTTTTTCTGGCATCACGTAATCCAAGCGAGAGAACTCGCACTATATAAACCGCTATCAATAAACGAAACTCCCGTTCCCGGCCGCGCGCGTTTGAAACGTGCCGATCGTTTTTTGCCGGAACGGCGGTCGAGCGCGGCTTGCGTCGGCACGCCGGGATAGCCGATCTTTTCCATTTCGCCTTCGGATAGGAACTTCTTGAAGCGGTCGCCGATCTTTGACGTCGCGGAGCCGAAGACGTCGAGCGAAGTCGGGGCACCCATCAAAAGGCTTTCCAGCGCGCCAGCGAGACCATCTTCAAGATCGCCAGCGATATTTTCTTTGTGAAGCTCCCAGAAGTTTTCGAATATGTGATATTTCGCCTCTAGAATTTCAGCCACGTCACCCGTCGTCTGTGTCCCGGCCGCGATTTTCTTTCTCCGTCTTTTGCCGCTCGGCGGAGGCTCGTTGTACGGAATGTCGTTTACACCGAGATGAAGTGTCGGCATGGGCGTCACACGTAGAACACTGTGAGGTTCGCCGCGCCACCGCCGTCCGTCGCGATGGCGATCAAGCCTTCCTCGATCGCCGCGCCGACCGGGATGAAGTCCTGCGCCGTAGTCGAGTAGGTCCCGATCGGATCGGAGACGTTCCACCCGGTCTGTGTCCCAGATTGGGAGCCGGACGTATTGATCTGATTCGTGCCGGCGAGCGCATGCGTCTTGGTGTCTGAGACGGCGAAAGTGTTCGCCGTCAGATTCGCATCCTGGGCGACGTAATATGTCGTGTTCGCCGTCAGCCCGGTCGGTAGTGCGCCGCCGCTGCTGGTCGTGAACTTGACCGCCGCGCCGGCCGCGAGACCGTGACTTGGCCAAGTGATGACGCCCGGCGAGGCGAGCGTGATGGTGACCGTCGAGCTCAAGCCGTCGTACATCGTGACCGCCGAAGAAGTCCCGGCAGTGTTGATCCCGAGGCCGGAGAAAACGCCGGCACCCTCCTCGATCTGGAAATTCGCCGACGTCGTCAGGTTTTCCCAATAGGAACCGCCATTGAACGACGGGATCGCGCCGTTCGGGCCGAGGAAGTCGTTGGGGTTGCCCATGTTGCGTTTCCTTATGAAATGCCGACGGTTGATGGCCCATAGCCCTGAGCGATTTGAAGATACATTCGCCCATACGGGTCCTTCAATCGTTGGAGATCAGAAAGCGTAAATTTCTTCGCTGCTTCCTGAACGACCATGTTCTGGCTCGTCGATTCGTCTGACGCGGATTGTATCACGCCGGACACGAAGCCATTGATGTTGAACTTGGCACGGAGTTTCTCGAAGAATTTCCGGCCAGATTGATCCTGTGCAAAATTGATAACGAGACTAGCCGCGAGGTTATAGATCGCCGTGACGTAGACGGAGACCGGCGGAAGCCCAGGAATCGGCGGCCCGCAGGTGGAGACACCGCGGAGCGCCGGATTGACGATCTGGATGGCGAACGACAGCGCCCAAGCAACTACGGCCGAGTTCGGCGGCAGATCGTTCGCGCCGATTTGCATGATGTTCGCGATGAAAAATTGGAACCCAGCGAGCGTCGGCTGCTGCTGCATCTAATCACCCCGCAGCTCTCCGCCTGCCGAGGCCGCGCTTCGGCGACGCGGTCACGCGGCCCTTGAACTCCCGCCCTGGTGCCACGGCGTCAGTGACGCGGACGCCCTCCGCAATCGTCTTCTCGCCGGCCGGCGTCTGCTCGACCTGCTCAAACGTCGTCTCGACGCCGGGGATCTTGACCTCGTTGGGATCGCCGCCGAGGTTGGCGACCGCGTTCTGGACCGCCGTCTCGATGGCTTGATTGTTCGCCACTGCGGCCTTTCTCCGCCGCTCCGCGCCTTCCTGAGCAAGGACGCCCATGTTCAGCGCGCGAACGCGCTCGATGATGGCCGCCGGCACCGGCTTGTCGACGTTGAAAACGAGCGGCGTGTACACCCTCTGCCGTTGAACGTCCGTGACGCCGATCGCGCCATATTTCGAGAGCTGCTTCACGATCGATTCGACTTGAGAAATATGCAGGTCGCCGCCAATGGCATTCTGCTTCCCGGACGGAATCGGATGCTGTTTCGCTGGCGTGAAGCGGACGTTCGGCGAACCGTCGTCGTTGAAGTCGAGACGATAGAAGATGATCCAATTTTGCGGGGTGGCATTGGCCACGAACAGCTTGGACATTCGATAATCTCCCCTGTTGGCGCCGATTCATCGCGGCGCACGGCATCATAGCACTCCCGAAACGAAAGAGCGAAGGGCCGACCAGGCCCCTCGCTCTTAATCCCCACTTCCCCTCGGTTCTCGACCGATTGCGAATCGCTATGAATACACCATCAGGATTTGGGTTACTGCCTGTGGCCGCGGCGTCCATCCCGACGTGATGCGCCATTCCTGCAGGAAATCCGTGGCGCCGCCAGCCAGCGGCGAGACGATCTCGCGTGGCGCCGCCATATCGCAATACTGCGTTACGCAGACCTTATTGCCGGGCGACATCGACGCGAAGATGTTGGTATTCACCGGCTTGTCGGTCGCTGGCTTCTCGACCTCCGGCATGACAAGGAGAACGACATCGGTGTCGGCATTGCCACCGGCGCCCTGCAGCGTATCGTCGTAGGCCCAGAGCAGCGTGTCGCCGTTGTCCATCAGAATCGATTTGAACGTCCCGGCGGTCGAGGTCGTGCCGGCGCCGATGCGCTGGAATTGCACGAGCTGAACCACGTTGTACTCGAAGAGGCCGAGCGTCCGCTGCGGGCCGAGGATGCAGAACAACCGACCCATACCGAGTTGGTAGGTCCGCTGCTTCAATGCGAGGACCTGCGATGCTACGAAGAACGCCATCTCGCCGTTGTCATAGGTCACGACAGTGTCGTTGCCGTTGGTGTCCGGCGGCAGCGGCACCGTGGTGGTACCCGGCGCATTGACGATGCCCTCGCCGATCTGAGGATTGAAGCCGAAGAGCGCAGCATCCCTGGCAAGCTGGAAGTGACCCTGCCGGCCGCCGAGGCGGTAGGCTTCCGGGACCGCGAAGCCCCAGCGACCGCCGGCCGCGACATCATGGTGGTTCCACTCTGCGCGAACTTGCAGCAAGTAAGTCGCGGTCGAGAACATCGTCGCCATGATGTCCACGCCGGGAAGTTCGTTGTAGGAAGCCTGCCCCGCCGCCATCTTGGTGCGGAGATTGAGCTGCTTCATGTAGACCACCAAATCATCCTCGGCGAGCCGGACGCGAAGCTGCTGGTCGGCCATGAGATCGAGGAAGCCACTGACTTGGCTGTATTGAAGTATAAGCTCGGGCTCGATGAACGAAGGGTTCACCGTGATATATGCGTCGGCTTGAATCCCCACGGTTGATCCTCCTTCTCAGATCTGAATCACGGCGCACGCGCCGTTGAAATTCCAAGTCGCAAACCCGGTCGTCGGATTGTAGACGACCGTCTCGCAGTTCGTCACTTGGACGTCGAGAACCTCGACCGGGATCGCGACGTCCGAGCCGGAGCCCGGCGTTACCGTGCCGCCGGTAATGGTGGTGGCACCCAAAGATGCGGCCGCCTGATAGGTGATCACGTCACCGGAAACCGATAGCACCGTGTAGGTGCCGTTCTGTCCGCTGATGGAGCTGCCAGTCAAGGACGAGACGACAATCGAATCGCCGGGCGATCCGCCGTAGGCGGTCGTCAGCGTCAGCGAAACGATACCGCTGGTATTGTTGTAGGCGCTACCCGTCGAATTGACCGTGTAAGCGGCGAGGTACGGCACGAGCACTTGGTTGACGAAATCCCAAGAGACCGACGCACCGATCGGTCCGCCTTCGAGGTCGGCGAGGATCGGGTCGCAGGCGACTGCGATGCGGGCCTGGGAACCGAAGGCATAGGCGTTGACGTGATTGAGGGAACCGGCCAGCGGGACTGGCGATTGCGGCGACGTGATCATCGCGTAGGCCTGGTCGAAGACGGAGAACCCGGCAAGGTTCTTGGAGCCGCCCGTCAGCGCGGTCGCGCGCCCCATTTGGACGCCGAGCGTCGTGCTGGGGCCGGTATTGCCACTGCCGCGATTCGGCACGTTCATGTAGACGCCGACGCCGCCCCACATCGGAAGCGTCTCACTATTGGCGAGGATGCCGCCGCGCAGCCGCCAGCGTGAAGACGGATCGGGATAGGCGGTGCCCTGCCGAAGTCCGACGGAGCTAACGTTGAAAAGCCCGGCGTTGCCGACGGTCGTCTGATAGGGAGCAATCGTGACGTTCGCGCTCATTGCGGCCTCATCTCCTGATGTTCAACGACCGTTCCCCTGTTTTTACCTCCATCGCTCGGCGCTCGACCTCAATGCTGAGTGACGTTTCGCTTGAAGAAGTTCGCGCCAGGCGCCTTCGCCGCGCGTCCGGTCTGCCCGGCGAATTGGCTCATCCAAGTCGAAGGCTGGCCGTAGAAGTCGCGATAGGTGTGGCCGCCCTCGACCCGCTCGACCATGCGTAGTACGTCGACCCCGATGTTCGTGGGATCGCGCGCCGCGACGATGGAATCCTCGAGAATCTGTCCGGAAGCGACGTTGAATGCGGCATCGTCGGCGAAAGCGGCCGACTTAAGGTCAACGCCCTTCCACCGCGGGCTGAGGACTTGAAGATCAAGCGTGGTGCGGCGCCGGAACTGCTTCGAGGTCTCACCCGGGATCGGGCGCGGCGTCTGCTTGCCGAGCAACGGGTAGACGCGGTCGGCCTCGGTCCAGGCGTCGGCGAGCGCGGCGTGCTCGTCGTCGGCGAGCGGGCGCACGAGCTTGGAAAGTTCGTCGAGTTGGCGTTTGACGTCGGCGCTATCGGCCATCGCGGCATCCTTCTTCGCCTTGTCGGCCTTTTCCTTTTCCTCTTTTTCCTTGTCCTCGGCGTCCTTCTTGGCCTTATCGGCGGCGAGCTTCTCGGCCTCGCCCTTGTCCTTGTCTTCGGCGTCTTTCTTCGCCGCGTCGTCCTTGCGGCGGGCGTCGTCGCGAGCCTTGTCCTTCTCCTCCATCGAATCCATGCGGCGGCCGAGGTGCGAGACGGCGTCCGCCATCTTGCCGAGATAGCCCGAGATTTCGGAGAGCTTGTCGTCGAGGTTCTTGCCAGCGTCGGCATCTTTGCGCGCGGCGTCGTCTTTGGCTTTGTCGTCGCGCGCTTTATCGTCTCGCTTCGCGGCGTCGTCGGCGGCCTTCTTCGCGGCAGCTTCCTCTTCAGGGGTCATCGCTGAGTCCTCTCTCGATTCGGATCGAACGCCACTAATCTCGTCACCTTTATCCCAAACGCCGCGCGAACACAACGCGACGTGATCCAAAAGGCTAGGATCGCCCTCGACCAGCAGCTTCGCTCCGTTCTCCAGGGTGAGCTTCTGGTTGACGCTGAGATCGTGGAAGTAGACCGCCGGCGATGTCGATAGCTGGCCATCTTCAAGTTCTCGGCCAGCCTCTTCGTCGTAGACCTTGGCGATTCCCCAGACCTCGTCGCCCTTTTCGCCGCCAATGTACGGCAGAAAGATGCTCCCCACAACTCTTTCGGCGAACTCGTCGGAGTCCAGGAGCTGCCCCTTGGGATGCTTGTAGATTACCGTGAGACCGTTACAGCGCGCCAAGGCTTCGTCGTTCAGCCATATCTTCGGATCGCGGAAGACGAACTCCTTTAGCTTCGGCCGATAGGCGTATCCGGTCCCAGTGATTCGGATCGCCACCAGCCACATGTTCTCGTAACGCTGCGGAGACGTCAGCCGATTCGCGGCGATGGCGCGCGCGATGCCGAGCTCGTTCATGGTGAGTCGTTCGAGCGCGATCGAGCAGCCTGGATGAAGCGGCGCCGGCGGCGAGGCGACCGGGACCCATGCCCAGCCATCGTGTTCGTCGTTCAGTTCCGGCGTGAACTCATTCGTCACTTTTTGCAAAAACGTGGAATAGTCCACGCCCGGCGCCCCCATCGGACCAGCCGCGATCGCGCTTGCGGGGGGAGCCGGTGCCGGAGCAGCGGGCGGCGTAACAGGGACCGCCGCGGTCGCCGATCCGGCACCACCGTTGAGGTCGGCAACGGGCGCCCCTTTCTGCCGGGTCAGGAGCGACCGCACCCCCTCCGGCAGGAAACCAATCTCTTCGCGGGTTTCTCGGATCGCGGTCTGTTCGGTCGATTCGTCACCATCTTGCCCGCCGCCGGGCAGATCCCAGTATCCGGCGAAATCTTGCGAGGCCGCGCTGCGGCGGAGAAAGAGCGCCGTTCCGTTCAACGACAAAAAAAGTATGCCAGCGCCGCGGATCACTCTTTGTGCTCCGGTTCGCGCTTTTCCTCGCTGATGAACTTCTCGATGCCCTTCCAGTCTTCTGGCGTCATGTCTCGCTTTGCCTTTCCGGCATCGGCCAATTTTGCGAACTCATTCATGTTCGGGCGCGCGCCTTCGTCGGCCCGGAGCGTCTTCGCTTTCGCGTGGAGGCGCATGTGCTCATCCGCATTGAAAAGTGGCGTTGAAAACGACTCAGCATCCATGCGGGCGCAGCGGGCATCCATCCGCATGTGAAGCCGCGTGATGCCGTCGCAGATCGTCTTGACGGCGTCGAGGATAGCTCCGGCTTCATCGTCGTCGATGCCCTTGAACGTTCCCTTGTTCTTCCCCGCGTAGAGAACGCGCTCACCTTTCTCAGCGCCGTACTCCTTCTGGAGCGCAGCCTTGATCGTCTCGCCTTTGGCTGTTAACGGCATCGCTTCCCTCCCAATCCCATCGCCCGCTCGTTCGTCTCGATCGCAACGGCGTGCAAGATGAAAGTCTCCGCGAGGCGGTCGGCGATCACGGCGTCGTCCTGTGTGAAAACCCAGGTTCCGTCTTCGTAGCGGACCACGGAAACGTCGCCGCAAAGTTGGAGATTGAGCGGGAAGTAGAAGGCGCTGCTGGCGTCGCTCGGCGTCCCGGTCTTGAAACCGGCCTTGGCGAGCTTGCGGCGGAGCGCCGACGCGATGAGCTTCTGCAACTCGCCGTCGGTTAATCGAAGCTCGCGCACGGTTTACCTTTCCACGAAAATGACAAGCCCCGGTACTAGCCGGGGCTTGTTATAACATTTAACCGCGTGATTCACAAAAGCGCGGATTAGATTGCTCCGTCGAGCCGCGAGCCGACTTCATAGATTCGGTCGCTCAGGCGGGAAAGTCTATCGACTTGATCCGTTAAATCGCTGACGAGACCCCCAACACCGGCTTCCTTCAATAATGCCTTTCCTTCAACGTTCTTTGGAGCGCCAACTAACTTGTCGGTAAGACCTTCAAGTCGAGCGGCATGTTTCTCGAACGTATCGGCCAAATCTAACAAACGAGTATGGATTTGATCGAGCTGACTAGCTTTGCGAGCTTCGTCCTTCGCATGCGAGACTGACATAGGATGATTCTCCCCTGTTGGAATGGATTAGAAGACGCACGCCACCTATAGCACGTCTGCGGGATTCGTCACGAATCGGTTGAGGAGAGCGAGCCAGTCAGATTTTGTCACTGCGAGAAAGCTCTGCGAGAAATTCCCGCTTCGCTCTCGGTGGCGACCAGAATTGAAGCTTAACCCCAACAGGCTCGGCGGCTGTGCTCCATGCTATGGGCGGCGGCGCCATGTTCTGCTGCATCTCATCGGTCAGGATGCGCGTATCCAATTCCTTCACTTCTGCTGGCATTTCTGCGAGTAGACCAAACCGCTCACAAACCGCGCGCATGATTTTTTCTTCGGCTTCACGATAGCCGACGAGAAACGGTTTTAGCGGGCGTGGCACGTCCACCAAATATGCCTCGCTGGCGTCACGCAGGAGCGCCCAAAGCCTATTCTCGGCTGATACCTTGCGCGCCAACAATACGGAATGTTCTGCCACGCTGTAGAACCTGAGACAGTGACCACCGAAGCCGCAGTGGCCAATCAAAAATAAAACTTGGCTGCTCAACTGAAATGCTAAGGCCGAAAATCGACGATGTGTGGGAGTTTAGATAAAAAGATTGCGCCCCACCGTCCTATCCACGGGAATCCCGTAGAACGCACGCCATCCGGCGACAGTTCGGAGCGGCGGGGCGACTTTTCGAACCGGAAAATGTGCGCCTCGAGGGCGTTTGTCAAACGCTTGCGCCGACACTGAAGCGATAAGGCATGGGCGACATCCTGCGGTTCGATCTCGCTCGACCGAGGATCAATCGGCCAAAACTGGCCGCCTAGCGCCGTCTGTATCCAGTCGCCCCTTGCGTTCATTTGTTCCTCAGACTGGTCTTTAGAGCGCGAGTATAGAGAAATCTTTATCTAAAGTCTATCCTATGGCTTCGAGACGCCGCATCAGTCGTCGTCGCTCCGCTTCGATCCCGACCGCTGGCCGAATCGTCATCCGCTCCTCCCAGAATTGCGCCAGTTCGGCCGGGAGCGGCAGCTTCAGCATGAATCGCGCATAGCTTTCCGCGAAGACTTCCGAAGCGACGCTATCGACCTTACCGCGGCGGCGGAGATCATCGAGATGTATCCGGTTCGCCATCTCGAGGAACGAACCGATCTTGTTCAGGTGCCGACGCTTGAACTCGGCGTAGGTCCCAGGGTCGATCTCCTGCCCGCGGTGGCCGGCCTCATGAAGGAGGATTTGGACGCGGTCCATCGCCGGGAGTTGATCGAATTTCCGCTGGATTTCGACGCTGTCATCGTCCGATTCGTAGGAAGCGTGCCAAGCGTCGCGATCATCCACGAAGCGAACATCGGTCACCCCGACGAAATATCCGAGCGCGTCGCGCCGCAGCGCCTTGCGGAAGATCTCTGAGTGGACGAGGTCGAGCCCGCTCGCCGCATCATCCGCCCGGGCCGCAGAGACTATGCGCGCATTCGCGAGCCACGCCTTGCCCTTCGCCGTGAGCATGTCGTCTGGCAAATCCCGGAGCGCGTATAAAAATCTGTAGGAACAACGGCAATTATGGACGATAATGCCATCGGCAACAAACCAGCCTGATTCGGTTTGGAGATTATAGACATGCCCAGACCATTGCCGCCGTTCGATCTTGATGATGCGCGTCGCTCGTACCTCGAAGGGGAAAGTCTCTTGAGTTTGTCCAAACGATTGTGTGTTTCGCGCGGTGCGCTTGCCCACCATCTCAATATTCCTCTGCGGAATGGCTCCGAAGCAAACTTGATCCGTATGGCCCGCGAAGGCGAAGATGGTCGGCGCAAATTGGTTGAGGCAGCACATAAAGCGCGCACCGGCGCTAAAGCTAGTTTGGAGGAAAAACTTAACCGCGCCCGCCGCCGTTCGACAGAGGTCGGCTACGGAGAACGAGAAGTGATGCAAGCCCTGCAGGCGCATGGGATTAAAACCGAATCTCAATGGCCATGCGGTCCCTACAACATCGACATCGCTTGCGGTTCCATCGCCGTGGAATTGCTTACACGAGCCTCCAATCCTCTCAATGACCCCGAATTTATTGAGCGTAGCAAATATCTCTGCAATGCAGGTTACTGTCTTATTTTGGTTCGTTTCCGAGTTGACCGAACGGACGATGTTATCGCTAATCTCGATCATATCGTCGCCTTCATTGAGCGCGCCAATCTGGACCCATCCATGAGAAGTAAGAATTGGGTGATTAGGTGTAGCTCGGAGCGTTTTGCCAGAGGCCGTAATGATCGTGGTCAAGTCACCGCTGTACCAACGCCGATACGCTTTTTCCACATTATCAGCGAATGGTATCTGTGAGTCGCCAGGGAAGCAGAAGGGAAGTTGCGCCGGTGCTTCGATTTCGTCGACGAAAGGTCGACTATTCTTCTTGACCAAACCGGCACGATGCGCCCACGAATCGCGGACAAGATAGATTTGCTCGTCGCGCGCTTTATGCTCAGGCCTCGCGTCATAGCCTGCCTGACGCCACATACTTCGCCACATTCCCGCTATCGCTCCCCCGTCCGTGGCAACGAGATCGTTGATTGAGGCGATGAGTTTAGCCGATTGATCGATCACAACGCGGCGTTCTTCATACGGCAGCGAGGCAAGCGCCTTCTTAACGTTTTGCTTGACCTCGCGCCTTCCCTCTGCCGAAACCCCGCCGGGCGGAATCGACGTCGACCAACCCTGGAATCGCCGCAGCGTCTTCTCGATCGATTCGGCCCGGTTGAGCTTGATGAGATCGGACGAGGCGACGATCCGCCGGTCGAGTTCGGCACGGAGTTGAGGTCGCACCTTCTCCAGCGTGAACCGCTCGACGCCTTGGTGATATTTTGCGATCCCGCCGCGCTCGACGAGACGCCGGTAGATCGTCGCCAATCCTTCCCGGAGCTGCTGCTCCAGCGCCACCGCCGAGATCATCGAGGCCTCGGCCGCGATCCGGAGTTCGCGCGTCCACTTCGCGATTCGTTCCCCCGAATCAAAGCCATGCTGCAAAATGTCCTCGACCGCAGCGTCAAGGACTTCCTGAAAGGTCTTCAGGCGGGCGGTCATGGCAGCTTCCTCGGATCAACCGCGGCGATGATGGCGTTGCGCGCGGCGGGCGAGATGCGGCCCCGGAGGCTGATCGTCGTCATCATCTTCGCCATCCGCTCGAAGCGATCGCGGTCACCGGGACCGGACAGGGCATGGAGCGCCCTGGAAGGTTCAAACAGGTGGGCCGCGGCGGAGGGCTGAAAGACCGTCCCATCGCGGAACGCGCGCTTCTTCTGCTCGTAAGGCGTCACGGCTGATTCTCCCTGTTGGCTTCCGCGGCGGCGGCTCGGCCGCGGCGGAGAGGGCCGACCAACCCTTCTCGGTCAGCAAGAACCTACCGTGCGTCGACCGTTCGATAAAGCCCTGCCGCTCGAGGTCGAGGATTCGGCTTAGCTGAGCGCCCTCGATCGACATCGCTATCCCTGTGCGCCGGGCATGAAACATCTGATTTGCGTTGCCCCATCTGCGTCCATGTACGGCCACACCACGGCCGGGCCGAAGCGATTCGGTTCCGTCACCAGGGCGCTCTCCGGGACGTAGACCCATTCACCGTGCAGGCGCACGCGGTAGCGGCACTCTTTCCGCCCGAGCAGGTCGTCTTTGCATTGCGTGTCCCAGTCGACGTCCTGGATGCTCACGCCGTCGGCGAAGGAGCAGCACAAGCCCTTCCCGCTCGCGAGTTGGCTGAACCAGAGGCGCATCTTCGGGTCCATTCCGGCGTAGCGGCCGTCGTCGCGCGCGGCGACCGAGGCCGTCGTCACGATGGCGATGCCCATCCCGGCGAGCGCGCCCCGGATCACGACGGCACCCTGGAGCGGGAGCCGTTCCCCGGCTTCGGAGGCGCGAGTCGCGGGCGTTCCCGCTTTTCCAACATCTCCACCAACTCAGCGGCTGCGTCCGAATAACGATCAAGCGCCCGGCGATGCCGATCCGCCGAATCCTGGGCCGCAAACGGCCTCGGTTCTTTTGGCTCTTCGAGCGGCTGCGGCGGCACATATTCGCGCAGCTTGTCGAAGTCGAAGGAAAGCGGGTTTTGGAACATGTACTTGTCGTCGTTGATGTTGTCTTGAAGCCACTGGATGATGATGGCCTTGTTCTCCGGATCGAGCGCGGGCATCAAGACCTCGATGGTCGCGATGATCGCCTTCAACTTCACGTCCGCGCTCTTGACCTTCTCCGAATCGGGTTCGGTAAGCAGATTCGGCCAGATCGCCTTGAACGACACTGACCAGCGGTAGAACGCCTCCTCGTAGGTAACGTCGGCCCAAGCCGGATACTTCTTCTGGATGATTTCGTAGAACTGCCGGTTCCACGCCCGGTGCATGCAGATCTTGTTGAAGTAGACGTAGAGCGGCAGCATCTCGACGCGCATGCGGTCGACCCAGCGCGCGACCTGCTTCGCGTCCTCGGTGCCCTCGCCGAAGCCCTCCGCGAAGGTTTCCTCCTTCAGCAAGATCGCCGGCATGGCGGCGCCCGACGCGATGTTCTCCAGCACGTTCTGCCGCGCCGTGGTCATCGCCTTGTCGATGTTCTGCATGTTCAGCGTCTCGACCTCCTCCTCGGTCCCGATCGAGATCACGTTGCCGTTGGTCGATACCTTCAGGAACCACCGCTTCAGCGCGGCCATTCCCTGCATGATGTTGTTGATGATGGCGCCGGCGACCGATAGCTTGAAGATGAAGACGCCCGCCTTCTTCGTCACCAGATCGTCCGTGATCATCGACTGAACGAACGATTTCAGCGGAAAGAGGATGCGTTGGTAGACCGACCGGCCGACGAAGCCGAACGCCGAAGTCGTATAGGCGATGTAGATCGGCCGCTCGTTCATCACCGTGACCGCCCGGCTCCGATGATAGATCTGGCCGGAGACGGCGATCGTCGTCACTTTCATGAAGTCGATGGCGTTTGGATTCTGGTTGAGAACGAGCGAGCCCGCCGTGTTGAGCGGGTCGAAAACCGAGAACGCGATCGGCAGGTCGGCGATCTTGTCGAAATCGAGCGGTTCAGATGGCGGTAGCTTTTCCGAGACCAGCGCGACCGACGCGATGCCGTAGACCCGGGAAAGCGACTTGACGTTGAAAATAACCTCGTCGAAACCGTCCTCCTCCCATTGCTGGACGAACCGCTCCCGGACGTCGTCCTCCGGACTGTCGGGAATACTGATCTCGCGCTTCTGGCACTGCGCCATGATGATCGGCAGTTCGGCCAACTTCGCGCCGAGCGGATGCGCCAAAAATATGCTTTTGCAAAGGGCGTAACTGGGCTGTTCGCCGGGGACAATGTCTTCGGCCTCGAGCAGTTCAGTTAAGGCGTTTCCGAGGCTTGAGCCGACCGTGATCTCTGCCAACGCCGTCCCCTCCGAGCGATTCCCGCCGGACAGCACCTTAGCCTATCTTCGCGCGGGGTTCATCCCCTGCGGGCCGATCAGATTTTGTCACTGCGGGCGATCGAGATCATAAGATCGCGGAACGCCAATGGCGTTGCTGCCAACTCTGCATCCGGCAGAAGCGGCAGTTTTTGGTCGAATTTTCCGATCTGATATTTGCCAGCAACTCGCCTCCATCTAAGCAGTGGCGGAGTTATACCGGCACAAAGCAACCACGTCCGCTTGCGGGCGCGATGCCCATAGGAGGATTGCCATATCTCGGTAACCCAATCTCCGTCGATTGTCCTTTGCCAACCGTCGTCTATTGGCTCTGGTAATCCATGAAATTTGAAGGCTCGAGATTCGGCGGGATGCTCAAGCACACCACCCCAACGACGGACGGCGGCCAATGCCGCTGCAAAGCATCCGTCGTCATCGTCTATCTTGTAGCCCCATCGTTTATGATTGACCGCGCTCAGTTGGTGCCATCGCTCACAGGGAGGATGGGCCACGACCGACCAAGGGCCATCGTACAGCCGCGCATCACGCTCGACCGGCTACAGGTCCACGTCCGGCAAACCGGCATAGATGCCCTCGGCGTCAACGAATAGAGCGGCTATCTTCATCGCGGTCAGGTCTTTAGACCAGCCCTAGCCCCGCCGCGGCGGCGGTGCTGGCATTCCCATCACTAACGGCCCGCGCGGCGGCTGCTTCTCGGCCGGTCTCGGCTTCACCGAATCGACGCCCTCGGCGAACGCCTTCTTCATGTCGGCCCTGAGCCTGAGAACCGGGCCGATATCGCCTTGGAGCGCGTCCGACATCAGGCCGCCGGCGACGCGGGCGACCGACATAAAAAGCAAGCCCGGCGGGATGCCCGGTCCCGAGACTAGGAGACCGCGCAGCACGATCCCGATGACCTGTTGCACCTGCGGGTCGAGCATCGCCTTGACCTTGTCCATCGGCGCGTCGTTGCCTTCCGGGACTGGTTCGGCGAGCGCCTCGCGGAGCTTGTTGACTTTGCCTTCGATCGCGGGACCGCCGAGCTGACCGTTGGCGCGTTGGTCAAAATCGGCGATTGAATCGCGTGGCTTTTCGTCTTCCGTCATAGGAGTTCTTCTTTTGCTGTAAGCATCGCCTTTATGGCCTGAATTTTTGTTTCATCCCTTATATCATGCTTATCCGGTTTAGACACACAGCCCTACATCTTGTGGTCAGGTTCGCGCCCGTGAAAATCTTGGGCTTGGTCCCAGCGTTCGCCGGTCTCGCCGCCTTTGCTTACCGAGCAAACGATAGATGCCCATTCCGCCGCTGGAATTACCAATGTGGTGCGGCCATCACCCGGCGCGCAGTTAGGATCGTGCTTTTCAAAGTCGCCGTGATTGCGAACTTCTACGCTGCCATCCGGCAGCCGCGACCAGTACCATCCATTTTGCCAGTGAAAAGCCATCGTCATTTTCTCCTATATCTAGTGGGTTTCAGGGCTTGTGTGTGGCAACCGGATAAGCAATGTTTTCGTTTTTAAGCGGCATATTCTGAAACGTTTGAAGACGCATCAGTAAGTTCGGATGGAATCGAAATTCGTTCATCGTCGCCTCTCCTTAATAAAACAGCTTAAACCATAGATGAAAAACCAAGGCCAAAGAGAAATTCCTAAAAACGAATCTATAATTCCTTCGTGCCAACTTTTGCGGAAATGCGAAAATCTCTTGGTAATAAGGTCCATCGTTTGTAGAAATAAACCTATAAGCAAATATAAAGTTAACGCAATTAGTTCGAGATCGTCGCTCATCGTCGTTCTCTCTGTTTAGCGCCAGCAAAGTGAGCGATGCGCCACCATCGTAACGGCAGGCTGGACGCGCGTGGCACCGGCAATGTGTCCGATTTGCATTTCAGAACCCTTTCGCGTTGTTTATAGACGCCAAAGTAGCGCATAGATAGGAATCATTGCTACAGCGATACCGAGCACGATCCACCATTCCACCGGCATCTCAGAATCCCTTTGCGTTACCAAGGGCAATCGCCACGCCATAACAGAAGCAGTCAAAGCAAGTCGTCGGACCGAGTCGGCGTCTTGTCGCCGACTCGGAAGCCAACGACTTCCCCTAAGAGATGATTCCTGGTTGTGCCTTTGTAAATCGTCGTTTTGTCATAGGCGTGGCGGCTGATCTTGACGAAGCCGCGATAGACGTATCCAGAGACAGAGATTGCGCGCTCGTCCTTGCCTAGAGCTGTCAGCTTAGAATCGATCGCATGCGCTGGCCAGCCGCGCCGCATGGCCTGTTGAATCAGGACCATGCCCGTCGCTTTATCCTCGATCATTGAACCGAGAGAGCCCATGCGAGCATGGCAAGTTTGCGCGAAATGTTGCAGATGCTGGAAGACAGTCGGGAGCCAAGTCTCCAATAGCGCGCCTTCGATCTGCTGAATATCCCAATCGAGGATGATGAGATTGTATTGCGGGCCAACAACGCCTTCAGCGGAGACCGACCGAATAACGTTTCGGAGGAGCGCGTAATAGACCACCGCCGTTCCATCGTTTTCCTTCCCGGTCTTTACGGCCGTGTCGATAACGGCGAACACAGCTTCGCAGCGAATGGGATAATCTACGGGCTGACCATTCACAAGCAAGCTGTCGCGCGTGAAAAAAGCCGACCCTGACCAATCCACAAATTCAGCAAGAAATTCTTGCTCATAAACGAGCGGGAGATTGTCTCGTTGTAATGCCTCGACCTCGGCGCGGGGAAGATACGGATTTGATCGTGTCGGGGCATGAAATTGAACAAAGCCGTATCTCGCCTCATTGCATAGCGCAAACAACATGTTGTCAGGATCGATGCCGTTTGTGTTCGACATCATCAGCGCGCGGCCGCCGTAATCGAGAAGCGTCGGTTTGATCGATTTCGTCCAGATGTCGATCGACTTCGGCTTGGTGAATGCGATTTCGTCGCCGATGACGCGATGGTATTTCCGGGACCGGCCGGCGTTCTCGTCCTCCATCGACCAGAACTCGACGCGGCCTCCGGTGATGGTCTCGATCATGCCGTGGGTCTTGTCGGATCGTTTCTTGATCGGATCCAGCGCCTCGACGATGACGTTGTAGCTCTCGGAGAGCCGCTTGTTCTCCGGGGCGAACCAGCCGACCCGCAGGCCGTGCGCGGCATCATCGCTGGCGACCGTCTCGCCGACGACGTTCTTGCCCCATCGCCGACCACAGCGGGCGACCACGAACCGGCACTGCGACATCAGCCAGCGAAGTTTCGCTTGGGCCGGGAAGAACGTCGGGAGATTGACGACCGCCGTCTCGGAGTTCTGCGGCGGCAGATCGAGAAGTGTGGCGTCGGACATCGTCTATTACGATCCTACTTTTTGGGTAGTGTTGTCCCAAATGAAACGGTCGGCCGGGAAATCGCAGCAGTCATTGGCAGGCAAGCCGGCGCCTTGTCGCCGTCATCCCAAGCGAGGCCGCACCGTTCGCACTCCCAACCTGCCCAACCTGTGGCGAGCTGCTGGGCGACGCAGACGATGGCAGGTTTCTCTTCACTCATACGCGATTGCCCATCCGTAGATCTCTTGCGCGGCATTCTGATAGGCGGCAGCGCGAGCCTTGGCAGCACCATAATCTGCGCCAGGGAACTGCTCTGACTTCTCCTGTTTCTGACTCAGCCAATCGCCGGCGCGGTAAAAAGCTAGTCGGGTCGCGGCGTCGGCGATCTTGGCTTCTCGCTCAGAAAGGTTTTCAAGCAATGTGCGATCGTCATCTGCTCGGCTCATGCGCTGCGCGCCTCTCTGGCATTGACACCCATGCCGATACCATGAATTTCCTTTTGCCGGTCGACTCGGAGATCAAGCGACCCTTGCAAAGGACTGATTCTCTTAGGCCGCGTTGTCGCAGGTAAGTGCCTGATTTTTCTGATCATTGCACCGATTCTCTTGTGAGGCCGTTCTGACGCTTTTGCCGCGACGATTTGCGCTTTTTTGATGATGTCGGCGACGGTGTCTGCAATTAATTTGGCGCGTATTGTCATGTTTTGCTCTCCGCCTTTCGACGCCACCAGGTTCGCTCCGAAATACCTTGGGCAACCCACGGCTTGCGTTGCGTGATCGTTTCCTGTTCGCTTCCGCGCCGCGGACGGCCACCAGTTCCCTTTGGCGGACCTTTCCGTTTCTTTGGCGGCTTGGACGTTATGCCAGTCAAGATCTTCACCGCCGTAATAGTGGCCTTGGCTACTCCGATCATACCGCCAGAATGCTTCGTTGGTTTGTTCGGCGTTCCCATGAATTTGGGGCACGGCCCGATGCGATGCCGTTCGCCGCACGTCCTGCATTTCACTGCGTCCATGACATACTTAAAGGCATACTTTTGGCACGGTGTCTAGCTCGCCGCGGCTCTCGGCGGCGGCAACGGCGCTGATTCTTCGCCTTCTGGCGGATCATCCTCGGCCGTGATCACCGTCAGCGCCGGCAACGCCGCGCCCTCTAGCTCCACTGAAGGCTTAAAATCATTAGGCATTCCGCCTTCCACCTTGATCTTCGTCACCACGGTCGCCCCGACGACAACGGCCGAATAGCGGGGATCCTGGAACGGTGCCAACGCCTTGGCGGCATCGACCGCCAGCGCGGCGTATTTGTCGAATTTCGCGTCGTCCGGCTTCCGACCCGGCGGCGGCACGGTCATCCCCGGAGGGAGCGGCTGAGACACCGCCGCCATCCCCGCGAACAATTCCATGAAGTTTTCCAATACCTTCTTGGCCCGCCTCGAATCCGGCATGCCCTTGCGTTCCAAGGCCTCGATCGCCGCGTCCTTCGCCACCGCCGCGGCCGCCGCCTCCCGGGCAACCCGCTTTAATCTCTCGATCTCGAGCGTCTTCTTGTTCTTGATGCCGGGCTTGCGGCCGCCTTTGCCCTTGGGTGGCCCGCGTTTCTTCTGCGGACGCCCGTCTTTCGTTAATTTGATGGGAGGTGGCTCACTACCGGCAATGTTGGTTCCGCCTTCCAGCGGCGTTTTCTGCGCGATTGCGGGGCCTTCTGGTGGCGATGGGAGATCGTCTGACATGCCTTGAAAATAGTTTATGAAACTTAATTTTGGAAACTTTTTTGTTAAACCATTGATTTCATATATGCTTATCCGGTTTAGACAGACAGCCTTACAGCTTGTGGTTCGTGGGTTAGCAACAGTTGCATGAGATGCTGATCTTTGCCGCTGCGAAGATCGTAAACGCCGATGCGGCTGAAATCGGCGCTGAGGCGGCTCAACCAGTCTCCGGAAAAGTCAACGGACAAATAATCCGGGCAATTGTCCATCGCTCCTAATTGTACGTGCGCGTAGCGTCACGACCGTCCGCAAAGGTACGCGCAATATTAGGAGCGTCGCGGCTTCCTTGCCTTTGGCCGGTGCCCGCCGGCTGGTGACGGTGACCATGTCGGTTCTCCCCGACCGGAGAATCGCAGGCGAGGGTTAATGGTTCCTGACAAAAGCCGCCGCGAAGCACCTGGGGCGGCAGCGTTTCCGGGCGGTGTAGGGCCGCCAGCTTCACTTTTTGGATCAATAAATCGGTCGCAAAAATGAAGCCCAGACCGCGCTATGAGCTAGCATCCGCCCGGTTCCAAGACGCCAGCCCAGCTAAAACACGCCATATCATAACAATGGCATTGTTATTGGATAATTTGCAGTGGCGTAGGGCGTATGGCCAAGGCCCCTCTCGAAGGGCGAGATCGATTTCTTCATTGAGAAGCGGATCGTCCTCAAATGCCGCTCTAGCAACTGCCGCTACAGCTTCTTCTTCTCCGGGCACCATGAGATGATACGTCATCGCTTGCCGGAATACTCAACCGCTCGCGTGCCAGCCGGATCGCATCGGGCGAAAGATCAATGCCGATCGCGCGTCGAGAATTTTTCGCTGCGGCAACGACAGTCGTTCCGCTGCCGCATGTCGGATCGAGGATCAGGTCACCGGGCAAGGTCGCGGCGCGGATCAATTCTTCCAGCAGCGCGATAGGTTTTTGCGTCGGATAGCCTGCGCGTTCGCTATCGAAAGAATTGAGCGGCTCGGCCGAGGCAAAATCATCAAAACGCCAGCACCAATTCGGATCGAGCGGATCGCCGCCGATTGTTCCAAGGCGCCAGAGCCGCCAACGCGCCGCTCGGCTGCGGCCA